CCTCTCACCCCATTCTGAAGGAAATGGGGAAGCCTTAAAAGGTTACACAGTCATCAGGTCATCGACGACGCGTAGGCCAACCCGCTCGAACATCAGCGGGACCCAGGATGGTTTCCAGCCTTCAGGTTCTCCACGTAGTGATACGTTGGAACCCTGGATACCGTACACTCTGCTAATGGCTGCGGAGATTTCGTCCCATCGGCGGATGCTTTGCCGTTGGGGTTGAGTCTCCAGGATGCGAATGTGTCGTATGCGCGACCCTCCTCGTGAGAGGCGGTCGGACCCCTTGTAGGGGCGCATAGTAGTGATCCACGAATCCTCGGATCCGTGAAGCACTGCATCTCCAAGGGCTTTTGGCCCGAAGAGACGGTAAGCCACTGGGATGTTGTTGATGCACAAAGAAAGTGCATTACCCAAATGGTAATCATTGACACGTCCTTCCAAACGCTTTAACTGGTTATGTATTACAATCCAGTCAGCGGGACTTGCCGGCGCACCTGAAATACTGGGTGGCCGAACATCCACACCCCGGAAATAGTCTCCGCCACAGGACTCCCGGAAGGGGCCTGTGCCGAAGGACTTGTTGGGGTTAATGGAAAAACCGCAAAAGCGAAGAGCAGCACACACATCACGGTAAGAATCTGACGGAACAATTATATCGTCTCCAAAAACAAGGATCTCATTCTTGTTAAAGGAGCGTCCCGTCAACCGCAATGTCGTTCGGCAAACACAGAAGAAGAGCAGTGTTTCAAGCTCAAATGTGAAGCCGTTGCCCATCGAAGAAAACTTCTCGAGGACATAGGCCTTCCCATCTATTTCTGTCGTCGGTGAGCGCAGCGAGTCCAGGATAGAAAACCATTCTGGACATAAAGCGAGCGCATACTGGACGAAGCTGTAAGCGACTGTGTCTGAAGCAGAGCTAAGATCTATCGTAGCACGGTGCCCATGGACACTGCCCTCACGGGCCGCATTCATGTGGCGTTCCTTTGACGTAAAAGCATCAGAGAAACCGTACAAATCGACTTTCGGGTCGAGCAGTTGCCCGTACACCTGGAGCCGACTCCGAAGAGCAGCACCGTAACCCAACTGGTAAAAAAGGTTGAGTGACG